GCCATCTGGGCATCGGTCAGATCACCTTTTTTTGGTTTTGCACCGGTTTTCGCATAAGCCCTCAGAGCATCAGCAACTTTTTGATGGACACCCTTTGTATGTTTTTCAACATCGACCTCAGATTCCTCTTTTGGTTCCTCTTTCTTACCACTTTCAACACCCATTTTGGAACCACTTATCTTACGATGTTTATCGTAAGCGTTTTTTATCCAAACCGGTGCATTATCACCATAACTACTATGAATTTTTTCAAGAAACTCCTCTTTCTCGTCAGGATCTTTCATATGTTTCAAAAGAGTGTCGAGCTGTGCGGTTTTCTTGGCGGGTTCAATATTAGAGGTTGCTATAGCGGTAAACTTTGGGCCCAATATTTTCCCATGTGATTCATGGTCGATCTGTGGTTCCCTTGTTTCTTCTTCATCTTTACTGTGCTTAATGGGTGCCGCCTTGGCATCTTTCAATTTGATAATATTGTTTTTTACTGCCGTTGCATATACACCATTAGGCGACTTCTTTATAATATAATTCTGTTCACCGGCAGAAAACTCTTTGTTCCATTTTGCCTTTTGTTCCGGTGTAATTTCTCTACCCGTTTTCTTTTCTTTTCCCTGTGTAACGATGTCTTTAGACTCCGGCTTGGTTTCTTTTTTTGTAGGCTTCACCACACTCTTTTGTTTTTTTGCAAGAGACTTTGCCTCAAACAATTCATCGAGATAATCAAAATTTACTTTATCAAGGAAATAGTTTCTTAGTTTCATCAATCAATTCTCTCCGGTGGCTCAAGAGGTCCACCCATTTCTTCTTCTGGCATCACTTCTTCCGGTGCGGCTTCTCCACCCATTTCTTCTTCACCCTCCATACCCATCTCATCTTCCATACCGGGCTCTGGTGGTGGAACAAACAATTTATCCTTTTCTTTCAAGTAACGGATGTTTTCTTCAATTTCTTCATCCGTCCAATCGAGATATTTCTTCATCAAGAAGTATTTAGAAAATTCCTGATTGTTTGCAAGTGCGTTATAGTTATTATGTCGAACCTCAATAAATCCTTGTTCAAGAGATTCCTTGTAATGAGAAGGAGGAACCATCTTAATGAAGATCATATCTTTCGTAAGGCCGTATGACTTTACCAATCCCTTGAAGTCAAGGTGTAGCATAAACAGATCACGAAGCTCATCGGCAAATCTCATCTGATGCTTCTCGAGAAACTTTGCCCACTTCACTTCATCACGACTAATCTCACCTGTATGGGAACCACCGACAACAATCTCGGCCTCTCTCTTTTCCTGTCCGGCTGTAACACGGGACGCAGGATACTTGAGGGCACGATAAAGTTTTCGTGCGAAATAGTAAACGTCATTCAATTCTGTAAAACCGGCAGCATTACCACCAACAGTCTCAATGGATGAACCTCTACCATCTGCAGATTGTGGGAGAAAGAAGTTTTCCAAAATAGAAAGAACTTCTGGTTCGTGTGTCAAGGCGCCTGATTGAGGATCGTAAGTCTGTTTCTTGATGAATTTCGTCTTGATCTTTTCTACGAATTTCATAGCCTTATCTTTTGGCATATTGCCCGTGTCGATTTTGAATACAAATCTTTCAGGCGCCCTGACAATACGATAAATAATAACGGATGTTTCAAGAAGTTTCAATTGGTTGTAAGGCACTCTCGCCTTTTCAAGGTATCCATAAATCTCTGCTTTCGTTTTTCCATATACACCATAATGAATAAGACCGATCTGCTCTGGCTCAAAGATAATAATTCTTGGGTCTTTCTCGGCTTCAGCCCTGTTCAATGGTCGCTTGGTATTCGGTGCGAGATACTGATAGTAGTTTATGATATGTCCGTCACGGGGATCATAAGCATAGTCCATTGTTTCGGAAGGCAACTTTTTGATTGCCATGATACCTTTGCCTGGCCGATTCTTATCAATGATCCTTTCGTAATAAACCCTACCATCAATGTAGTAGGTTCTCATCATATCATCAATGATCTTGTCAATCTCAATTCGTCTATAAAATAACTCGTCAAATTCCTTGTAAAGATTCTTGATCACATTTTTACTTTTCAATAAGTTCTTATCATAAATCTCAAGACGGAAAACTTTATTCTCATCATTTGTCAATGTTGATTCATTTACAGCATCTTCGATTACGTCACCGATTTCTGGATAGTCTGCCATCTTACGGTATTCCATAATCTTCATTACTTCCGATTCGAATACCTTGTTAATATAACGATTATAGAACGAATTGAGACTACCATATCCCATCGAACCATAACCGGATATCATCAAATAATCTTCAACACCTTCACCACGGGTTGCGTTGAGCTCGGCAACAGTAGGTTCGTCACCTTTACCGACAAATTGCTTCATCGACTCGTCAACTCTATCCACTTTTACTTTCGGAAATAACCTCTCAAACCACGTTGCCATTTTCAGATGTGTCCTCTACCAATTTTTTTTGTTCTTCCTGACTATCTTTCAGGCGTAAAACATTATTCAATCTTTGCCTTTCTTCTACAAATTTCTGTAAGTCAATTCCAATATTCTTACCAATAACGGATGCAACAACTTCCGTCCACACCGTTTCGTTTCTCAATTCTTCTTGGGACTTTTCCACACCTATAAGCCTGTTATGTAAATCCTGTATCATTAGCAAGATTCGTTTTGGTGCACAGTCACAAACCAAAATTGGTTGGCTTTCACCACCCACCTTTTGTGAGGTCCACCAAGTCTCAATATAGTTTGGACACTTCTTTACTCCGAATAAATCTGCCATACCACAAACACTTTCTCCCGTGTGTGGGTCTATTGGTTCACAAGTTCCTTTCATCTTATCAATCCTTTTTTATAATAATACCTATGTTTGCTAATGGTCGCCATGAATTTGATGGTACAACCGTTGATACTGTATTTGTATGTGTGTGTGCGGTGCCGGCAGAAGATGAGCTCGTACTGGCCACCCCCGTTGAACCACCGTGAGAATGAGCAGCACCACTTCCTGCCGAACCAGTATTCATTGAGTAATAATCTCCCCTCGCTGGGCCTGTACCATAATAACCACCATACATTTCATCTTGTGTAATTTGAGGTGATAAAGATAATGTATGTGTATGAGGCGGCATCTGTGTTATTGACAATGCCTCGCCTGGAATACTATGTGTATGTGAACCCGTCAAGGTATGAGTGTGTGCACTCTCATTATCAATAACTACAGTGTGACTATGTGAAGTCTGTGTCCACGATCCACGAAGTGCTGTTCCACCCGATACATTATAATCTCCCGTTCCACCCTTGACAGCAAGCAAGCCATCGGAGCATCCAGATACGATACTCCATCCTGTCGGAGCCGTATCTTCATATACCCATAATGTTCTACCTGATGACAAAAAGGAATCTGCAAGTGCAATGGTAATACTTTGTGCTGGTGTAGAAACTTTGGTAATAGAAATACCGTCACCTGCGGTAAGAGCATCCACACTGGAAAGGGGAACCCAGCCAGTTGAGGATGCTATATATATCGTATCATTTGTTGTAAGAAAAACAATCCTACCCAAATCGGCACTTGACCAAGTAGGAAGTGAGGTTACCCTTTGATCATAAAGGGTGCCTTGGGCGTCAATTCCGTGGAATTTCATTTATTTTTCAGTCTCCATAGAGAAATTTACACATACACACTCCTTTCTTTATTTATTTATAAAAAACTTACTTCAAAATCTTATCTATTGCTTCAATAACTGTTGAAGGATGGATCAATCTTGAACACTCGTATTTCTTATTTCTCGGGCACCAAGTCCAATTCCCACGATCATATGGAAGTTTGATGTCATTATAACATCCAGAGCAGGCGCCTTCAGGTGCTGTGATACGGGTGCAGTCCTTCATTTCTGCCCACGGTTCACTGAAACCGGAGATAAGAATTACTGGAACACCAAGACCCCAAGCAAGCCAAGACACACCGGAACCAACACCGATAAACATCTTGGAATTATATATGTTATTTATCGTTTCTTCAATTGGTCTGTTTGTCTGGAAGTTTACTCGTTTCAATTCAGACTTTTCCTTACTGACAACCATAACACCGTATCCTTTGTCACGGAGATAGTTGACTACTGTTTGCCAACCATTTGGATAATGCCATCTCTTACATAATAGTGTAGAGTGTTCAGAGATGGTTACATAAGGAACCTTTGTCTCTTTCTTTTCGCCGACAATTCTTGGTCTGATTTCTTCATAGTCAAGACCAAGATAATCAGTGGCTACTTGCTGGAGCGGAACCAATCTCCAATTATTTTTATTGGAGTTATAATCATTATCTCGACAACCTACAGTGTAAAAGATATCACACTGTTTGAGAATAGGATCAACAAACTTCATATTCGGATAGGATGCTTTGAAAATGTTGTTCCAGTAGGTCGATACATAAAGATTTTTACATCCGTGAACCTCTTGGAATTTTTCTGCATATGGGAACCACGCAACCGTATCACCCAATGCCTTACTGTCAAGATAAATCATCACAGAGGAATTTACCAGATCAATATCCTTTACCATGTAAGGCCTTCCGTTTCGATCAATCTCAACT